ACGTCGATGGCTTCGACATGCAGTGCAAGTGTCCGCGATGCGGCTTCGAGTTCGATCCCAAGGCCTGACTGCGCCTGGGACCATGCCGATCTCGAGAAGGTGCCGAAGAACGGCGTCAAGGTGTTCTCGACGTTCGCCTGCGGGGGCGGATCGACGATGGGTTACAAGCTCGCGGGATGCGACGTCGTCGGAGCGAACGACATCGATCCGGAGATGGCATGGCACTACAAGGTCAACCTTAATCCGAAGCACTATTTCCTCCGTCCTATCCGCGACCTGCTTACGATGGATCTGCCAGACGAGCTGTTCGGCATCGACATCCTCGACGGTTCGCCGCCTTGCTCGACGTTCTCGACGGCTGGAAGCCGCGAGAAGGCATGGGGAAAGGAGAAGCACTTCAGGGAAGGGCAGGCGAAGCAGGTACTGTCCGACCTGTTCTTCGACTTCCTCGACCTAGCCGAGCGGCTCAAGCCGAAGGTCGTCATCGCGGAGAACGTGAAGGGCATGATCCTCGGAAACGCGAAGGGCTACACGAAGCTCGTTATGTCCAGGCTTCGAGAGATCGGATATCGACCTCAGCTCTTTCTCATCAATGCCGCGGACTGTGGCGTTCCGCAGCGTCGTGAGCGCGTGTTCTTCTGCGCGATTCGCAATGATATTCAAGTACCTAACCTCGTCATAGAACCGAGGCATGAATGGATATCTGCAAGTGTCTCGACTAGAGACATATCAAGTCCGACAGAGGAGGAGACGAGATGGGCACGATTCGCAGCACATGACCGCAGGTACTGGCCTCTTACTATTCCGGGGAGGAGTTATAAAGATGCAGTGATGCGAGAAACAGGAAAGGTCTCGTGCTTTCAGCACTTTAGAATCCATCCCGATCTTCCTTCACAGACGCTCGTGGCGAATGGCAGCCTTATCAACCACTGGAGCGAGCCTAGAAAACTATATCTTCGCGAATGGAAGCGCCTGGGATCGTTCCCAGACGACTATCAGGCGAAGTCGGAGAAGATCGGGAAGTACCTGATCGGAATGAGCGTGCCGCCGCGAATGATGGAATACGTCGCGAGACAGGTCTGCTCGCAGTGGCTCGGAGTCAAGAATGGCTAGGACGAAGCTCGACATCGATCCCGCGCAGGTCGAGGCGCTCGCCGCGATCGGATGCACGCAGGAGGAGATCGCGACCGCGCTCGGATGCTCGCGGCAGACGATCAACCGGCGATTCAAGGTCGCCTGCATCGCCGGCGGCGACAAGCTCCGCATGTCCCTTCGCCGGTGGCAGTACGTCAAGGCGAAGGACGGAAACGTCGCCATGCTCATCTGGCTCGGCAAGCAGTACCTCGGCCAGACGGACAGGCAGGAATCCAAGATCACCGAACAGGTCGTCGAGATCGAGCGCATTCCCGCGCCGCCGCGTCTCGCCGACGCCGGATGAAGCTCAGGCTACCGCGCATCGAGGACGTCCTTCACGCGTCCCAGCGCGACGTCTTCAATCGGCTCAGGCGCTTCTCCGTTCTTGAGATCGGTCGACGCTGGGGGAAGACGACATTCGGTGAGCAGATCGCTCTCGAGGATGTCATCGCCGGCCGTCTCGTCGGATGGTTCGCGCCAAGCTACAAGTACCTAGCCGAGCCGGTCAGATCATTTGAGCGGATGCTCAAGCCGATCATCACGCGGCACGACCGGGTGGAAAAGCGGATGGAGCTCTCGACGCGAGGCGCGATCGACTTCTGGACGCTTGAGGACGTCGACGCCGGACGCGGCCGCAAATATCACCGGATCATCGTGGACGAGGCCGGCTTTGCGCCGTCGCTCCTTCAGGCTTGGACCGCCTCGATGCGACCGACGCTCGCAGACTATCGAGGGAGCGCAATCTTCCTCGGGACGCCGAAGGGAACCGGCGACTTCCACCGGCTCTACATCCAGGCCGAGTCGGATCTCACCGGGGAGTGGGCGGCATTCCGCATCGGCTCGGCGTCGAATCCGCACATCGATCCGGGCGAGATCGAGGCGGCGCGTCGCATGATGCCTGCCGCCGTCGCTGCTCAGGAGTTTGACGGCATCCCTGCCGAGGACGGCGGAAATCCGTTCGGCCTCGACTCGATCCGAGCCTGCATCGCGCCGATCTCGACGGCCGAGCCGGAGTCGTGGGGCGTCGACCTGGCGAAGTCGCAGGATTGGACGGTCGCCGTGGCGCTCGACTCCGAGGGCCGCGTCTGCCGGCTCGAACGGTGGCAGGCTCCATGGTCTGTCACGCGCGAGAGGCTCGCCCGTCTCATCGCGGACAAGCCGGCGCAGATCGACTCGACGGGCGTCGGCGATCCGATCGTCGAGGATCTTCGCAAGGTCTGTCGACGCGCTGAGGGATTCAAGTTTACGTCGCAGAGCAAGCAGCAGCTCATGGAAGGGCTTCAGATCGCGATCTCGACGCAGGAGATCCGGTACCCGGACGGGTGGCTCAGGTCTGAACTTGAGGCCTTTGGCTTCCGATACTCGGGGAGGACCGTCACGTACGAGGCGACGACGGGTCACGACGACGGCGTATGCGCTCTCGCGCTGGCCGTACATGCAAGGCGCGGTCGAAAGCCGCTCGTCCTGAAGGTCTTCTGAATGAACCTACTCACGCGGATCAAGGCCGTCTTCGATCGGAACAAGTGGCTCGGATCCACGATGACGGTCGTCAACGGCACCGATGGCAAGCGTCAGCCGTTCTCCTATGGCGCGGCCGTCCGCTCGTATACCTCGTGGATCCATGCTGCCGCGAGCATCAATGCGATCGCAGTCGCGTCTCAGCCACTCCGTCTCTACGTGAGGAACCGAAACGGCCAGAAGAAGCTCGTCTCGACGCGGCCGACCTCGCGACGGACGAAGGCTTACCTCGCCGGCGATCTCGCGCAGAGCCCTTCGCGCGTCGTGCTCCAGAAGGTCGCCGAGTACGGCGAGGACTACGAGGTCGTCAACGACTCGCACCCGGTGCTCGACCTGCTCTCGAAGGTCAACCCGTACCAGAACGGCTTCGACGCGACGGTCCTCCGCGTCCTCTATGGCGAGCTCACGGGTAACGCCTACCTGCATCCCGTCATCGATCGCCGGCTCGGCATTCCCGTCGAGCTCTGGACGATGCCGTCGCAGTTCGTCGAGATCGTCCCCGGCAAGGAGAAGTTCATCGACGGCTATCTCTACGGCGCTAGTCGAGAACAGAGGAAGGTCTTCCTCCCGGATGAAGTGATCCACTTCCGGCGTCCGAATCCGAGCGACCTCTACTACGGCATCGGAAAGGTAGAGGCGGCGTGGGGCGCGACGCTCTCGAATGCTGCGATCCACGAGATGGATCTCGCCCTCTTCGCTAACAACGCGAGGCCGGACTACCTTCTCACCATCAAGGGCGATGCGAGTCCGGACGAGCTCGAGCGATTCCAGGCGCAGGTCGAGTCGCAGCTTCAGGGCAAGGGCCGTCGCGGGAAGTTCCTCGCGGCTACGGCCGAGATCGACCTGAAGCCGCTCTCGTTCCCGCCGAAGGACATCGCCGGCCGCGCCGAGGTCGTCGAGGAGATTGCCGCCGTTTTCGGGGTGCCGGTCTCGATGCTGAAGGCGAACGACCCGAACCTCGCGAGCGCGACGACCGGCTACGCGATGTGGCGCGAGACGACGATCCTTCCGCTGCTGCGGATGGATGAGGAGACTCTGAATCAGAATCTCCTTCCTCTCTTCGGCATCGAGGATGATGCGTTCCTCGCGTACGACAACCCGGTGAAGGCCGATGAGCGGTTCGAGTTTGAGAAGCTGCGCGGCCTGGTGGCCGGCGGGATCATCACGGCAAACGAGGCCCGTGCGCTCGAAGGCATGGAGCCTGCCGACGATCCGATGGCCGACGCGCTGCTCGTGAACGGTCAGCCGCTAGGCGGTCCTCCTCCGGCTCCTGCGCCGATTCCATTCAGCGTCGACGAGCCGAAGCCGATCGACGGTCTCGTCGGCCCGTTCGATCGCGCTCCAGACTTCGACGAGCCTCCGGCGGGTC